TTCCGGTTGCCGCCGGGGCGGTTTTTATTTTTAATCAGTTTTTATGTCAATTCCTTTTTCTTTTGCGGCATTAAATAATTTTATGAAATTTTTCGATTTTGATGTTTTCATCCTCATATATCCAGTAATTGACTTCGGCGCTAACTCTGGAAGATACATTAAAATTTGATCAAATTCCCTTTGGGCTATACCTTTTTTGATGCTATATTCTTCTCTTTTTTTAATATGTGCTATATCTTTTTGGATGTTATTTAAGTACTCTTCGTATAATTGCCTTTCCTTTTCATCCCTATCGTCAACCCAAGGACGTCTACTTAGTGCCTTTGCATTTGCACGTTCCCCCTTATAAAAAAGTTCCGTTTCGTTTTCAAAGAAAAGAGACATTATACATCGACATCCTGGATGAAAATTTCCGTTTTCAAGCACATATTCTGGGAGCTTTGGGAAAACCTTACTTTTTCCGCTTATACTGTATACACGCCCTCTCATTTTGGCGCATTCAGAGCAACATCCACCCCCGAAATCATTAAATGCAATCAAATCAGTTCCAAATTGCCTTGATTTTTCTAGTATTATGTTCTTGATTTGTTTAGCGTTTATATCAAATTGGTTTTTAGTACAGATATCAAAAGAAAGAAGAAATTCTTTAGCTTTTTTTGCTTCCTCAAACATTCCTAGTTCATTGTGCCAGTATATTATTCTGAAATAATCGTCTTTTTTCCAACCCATTCCTTTATTAGCAAGCATCATTTTTGTGGATTTCCAAAGGCAAGCAGAACACAATTCTTTTTCATTTCTGCTGTAAAAACTTCCAGCTTTCATTCTAAGCACATAATCAAGAGAACCTGTTACCCCATAACCTTCCATTATATCAGTAAACTCAAAATTTGGTATAGGTATTTTCTGTAAATCCTCTATGTTTTCTAAATCATACATCGCTCCATCAGAAACAAGGTATCTCGCATCATACCAACTTTCCTCATCTGACGGGTAGACTTTATACATTTTTCCGTTTTTAAAATAAATAGTTTGCTCATCACCTGGTATTTCCACAGGCTCTATTTCTTGTTTCCGTTCTATCTTTTTTGTGCTTTCTGACTTAAATACATCCAGTAATTTGGTAACAATATTCATTGCACAGCCCTCAGCCATAAAATAAATTTAAAACTTCGCCCTTAATTCAACAACCTTTCCAATTATCCGCACAGGTTTATCCGCCACTTCTTTATCAGTAAAAAATTTTGGCTCATAGCTTGGATTCATAGGAATAAGTTCTATACCGTCACGGTATTTTTTTAAACGTTTGCAGGTCGCATCTGTTCCATTTACAGTTACTATTACGATGTCACCAGTTTCAGCATCCTCTTGCTTTCGGACAATTATTGTGTCTCCCTCTCTCATTCGAGGCTCCATGCTACTACCATGAATTTTCAATCCGAAGAACATTCCGGTCTTAGCCATTTCTTGCGAGATTTCTTCAGCGTCTACAACATCTTCTATCATTTCAATGGGGATTCCAGCAGCAACACGCCCATATACCTTTATCGTAACTCCCCTCTTTTCTTTTGTTTCGGAAGAATGATTTTCTACTAAGTCAGATTTTGAAATACCAAAATAATTAGCCAATAATTCAATCTTATCAATTCGAGGGTAAGTTTTGGCATTTATCCAGTCTGAGAAGGTAGGCATCTTAATTCCCAGAGTGTTACAGATTTCGGTTTGAGTTACGTTGTATAAAGACATATAGTTCCGGATGTTTTTTGCCATGATTTCTTTATTTCCTAAATCACTCATTAAAGTCACCTCCTATGTATAATTGCATTATATGGTAAAAACGAAAAAAAATCAATAAAAAATGAAAAAATTCGGAAAAACCATTGACAATTCGGTTTAACCGAAGTATAATACAATTAAACAAGGAGGTGAAAGACTGTGAGAGTACAAGATAAAATGAAAGTTACGCTAAAAGTTGCGCGCGAATTAAAAAGAATGACGCAGGAAGAGGCGGCAAAAAGAATAGGTGTAAGTACTGATACTTTAGGTAATTACGAAAGAGGAAAAAGTTATCCAGACATCCCTACGTTGCGAAAGATAGAGGAAGTGTATGGGGTATCTTATGATAGGCTTATTTTTTTGCCATTAGACTTCGGTTTAACCGAAATGAATGGAGATAAGAAGGTGAGAAAGTGAAAATCCATGAAAGAGACATCCCCCCTGGAACAAAGATTGATCCATCGTGGGAAATCATTGAGGATGAGCCAGAAGAGCTCGAAAGATCGAAAGAACCTTGCAAATCAGCAGATTCGGACTTGAGTATTTTAAATAAATACAAGCCTGGAGACAAAATCGCCCCAGAAGATGTCGAGGCATTTACGAAAGCGGTTGAAGCAGAACAGAGACATATTTGCCCTAGTATAGACCGTTTCCAGAGTATTTCTCAGTTGTGCGATTATGCGATTCGAGACTCAGAAAGGGCAGTAAAACTGTCACTGTTCTGTCTGATAATATCAACGGCTTGCCTAGGCTCAACCATTGCATTGTTTATACTTTTAATGCAATAGCGATAATGCTGACAACCAGTGCGGCAAACGAAACGATGGTTGTTACCCAAAAGCGAAAGAGATCTTCTTTATAGATTTTCATTTCGACTTCGCCTTCTTGGGTGACAATATAACCCCCAAATCCGAGAACATGACATTTATAAATATATCCTTTTTGGATAAGGAAATAATATAAATCGCGATTACGGTCAAAGTCCTTTGCAGTTGTGCCGTTTGAACGGTATATGGATTTTAATTTTTTGTACTGTTTTCTGGTTATCATCGAAAAAACTCCCTCCATTGGGAGTATAGCACATGACGAAGTAAACGCAAGTATTTTTTAGGAGAGGAGGCGGAAGGAACTGTTTATTTCAAGAAAAGAGCTGCAAGAAATGAGAAAAGAAATCGCTGACCTCAAGCAAAAAACTGAGAGTCAGCAAAAAAAGATTCAGCTTTTAAAAGAAGCGATTGTCACGGGAAAGAAAAACGGATATGTTTCATAGGTTTTTTAATATTTTCTTGAATAGGAGGTGAGAAAGTGAATGATGAACGCAATGGAATTTAATAAAGCCGTCAGCAAGCACTGCAAAGATATGTCTGGGGATTGCTGCAAATGCGACTTACGGCTTTATTGTTATCTATCGCCAAGCGAAAGATGTGATGAGTTGATTAGTCTGGTTATTAGTTTTTTGCATAACTGCACGGAAAACCAAATTCCGTATTCCCATCACAGTGCGGCTTCATATCCGTGTATTTGTGATATGGACATGAGCAACGCACTAGGCGCTTCTTGCCATTAACAATCTCATAATCCTCAAAAATAGTTATGTGTTTGTGGATTTTATGGCAATGATAGAGTCTTGATGATAATTCCAATATATAACCTCCTTTCTGCATACTCGGGTATGGCAGTACCCTGTGGCTAAAGAATAGGAGAATATACAGGAAATGTCAATGGGAGTTTGGAGTTCCAGTTGGAGTAAATCGAGGCAAACGCAAGTATTTTTTAGGAGGTAATACAGATAGAAGTAACGGAATTCTTCAAAAGACTTGAAAAGTTTTGTTCAGATAAGCCGGAAAAGATTTCAGATGACATTACAAAATGTCATGTGTGTGCAATAAGGGATTTTTGTTATAGCCCACCAGACCATTTTAGAGAGAATTGTAATCTCAGAGAAGTTATTTGGTTTGTTGAAAACTTATCAGAAAAGAAAGGGAGTGAAAGCATACCTGGACATAATTTCAATCATTTTACAGGAAAGAAAAAGCCGTTTTTAATACAAAAACGGAAGAAAAAGGATAAAAAGAAGCGAGTTCACCAGAACAAATATGGGGAGGTGAAAGGGTGAGCGAACAGCAGTTAAAAGAAATTAAGGTTGTAGTTACATACACCGACGGTTATCAGAGCCGCTTTACAGAGGCTTGTCTCCGCCAGTTGGCCAAGAGAAAGCCCGTACCGCTTCCGGCGGCCGAAGAAACGGCTGAACCGGGCCGGAAATACGCTTAAGGAGGTGAGGGCATGGCAAAAGCAAAGAAGCCGACAGACGAGCAGGCAATGCTGATCGCAAAGGCCGGATTGATGGTCAAGGACTGGCTTGTCCTGTGGGAATCACAAACTATGATGTGTCTGGTGCACCGCACGGATGGCCACATCAGACAAATCGAGATTTAAGGAGGAAATGGAGTATGTATATTGACCCGTTTTGGGCCGGGGTGGCTGCTACGCTCCTGGCAGAGGTGGCAGCAATCACAGCATTAGTTATCATCAAGGTAAAAAAAGAAATCGGAGGTAAAGAGTAATGTGCCAGTTTAAGAGCGGGATTATCTTAAAAAATAAAATCGTTGTCGCTCCAGGAAAGGATGACAGCCATTCAAACCTCCTGGAATCTCTCGGTATCCAGGACGACTACATCGGAGCATCTAAGACGTTTGTACGAGCGGAATTGGTTCCAAAAAATAATGAGTGGTGGATCAGTCCGGAAGAACACCCGAAAAAATGGACGTTTGTGGTTGACCAGGATATTGTGCCAGAATGGTTTTGCAAAGAAGAATCAGAAAAAGAATTCCGGGCGGCTGTTTGTACTTGGTGGAAATCTCATATACTTGTAGACCAGAAATTGGAAAAGCTCGAATCTGGATATTATAGATTGAAACGCTGCGAGGTTAAGAAGCTGCTTAACGATGTAATGGCTGATCTGTATGATTCCGAGGTCGGCGAGATGCGGGGAAGCTCCCAGGTCGGCGTGATGCGGGAAAGCTCCCAGGTCGGCGTGATGTGGGAAAGCTCCCGGGTCGGCGAGATGCGGGAAAGCTCCCAGGTCGGCGTGATGCGGGGAAGCTCCCGGGTCGGCGAGATGCGGGAAAGCTCCCGGGTCGGCGTGATGCGGGGAA